GCTTGGTTTTTCTGCAAAAGCTGGGTAGAAGCTTGAGCCACCAACCTAGACAATTGAACTTCCACCTCGGGTGGCATTTCACTATCAGGAGCAGGCATGGGTACACCCATTTGTTGTTCAATCTTGGCCCTGTACTGGAAGCCCAAGTGCTCTGCAATGTGAGCCTGAACCGCAGCCATGATCTGATTGGCCATTGGGTTTTGACCAATCTGTTGAGTGATCATTGGATCCTGCATGAAGCTGGTATGCGCTGCAATATGGGCATCATGATCTTGATAGATGTAGGCTTTTGTAGGCTCACCCTTCAAGAATCCCATGTTCTCGCTGATTGGATCTTTTGGTTTCTCATCGCTCTCGACAGGAACCAACTCATCGCCATTCTTAATACCCAAGACTTCAATCATCTGTCTGTGGAGATTAGGCAGGTTATAGATCTGTGGAGCTTGGGCGGCCAACTGCATGACAGCTTGATACTGCATGATTCTCTGAGCCATCGTGCTGGAGTTGGGATCTGATACGGGGATAACATCCACCATCTCATAGTCTTGGCGGGATGCAAACTCACCGTTCTTGCCCTCTTCAAAGTCCATCTCATCGGGCGCATAGTCCTTGATGATTTCTTTTAAGAGTTTAAACTCCTGTTTCATTGAGTAATGAACACGAGCCTGAACCGCAGACATGGTCTTTAGGGTTCTCTCCAACAGCGCTAGGGTTGTACCTACAGGAGCATTGGCAGACATGTCAGAAATCTGTAAGTCACCAATAGATCCTAGTCTGCGTCCTTCGTCTGTGATTTGATTCAACAGGGTTAGGAGAGTCTGGCTTGGCTCCTTATAGGGGAGCATCATGATGTTATCTTTGATGGCTCCACTTGGGATGTCTACGTCCCTGAACTCTCCGGGGTTGATTGGGGTATCGTCCCCTTTGATTCTGGCTCCTCTTGTTTTAAGACCGCCGGGCAGATTAGACAATGTTCCGGAATCGACCAATTGGCGAATGATCGATGTCCCAGCCCGTGCGTAACCACCAATAATGTGAATAAGCCCCATGCCGTAGAAACCAAAACCGGGAATATAACAATAGTCCACGAAATGAACCCGTTTTTGTTTTCGCTCATCTTCTTCTCTCCAATTCCTGCGAATGGCTAAAACCTTATTGGTTCCTCTATCGATGGTGATGACATAAGGAACACCAATCCCTGTCTCTTCACCATTCTCATCCAAATCTTCTAATCCTTCGATATCCCAATCTGTACAGATTTCTAAGAACTGATAGCGGTCATCATCGATGGCTTTATAGCCTTGCTGTGTGGCTTTTTTCTTTTCCACATCAGACATGACGTTCTGTGGTTCTCCAAGATCGACATCTCTATAAAATCCTGCGGCTTGCAGTTTCTTGAGTTCATTCTTGGTCTTACGCATCACGTGAGTGACACGTTCGGCAGTCATGAGAGACGATGCGCCGTAAGGCACAATGACATCTTCTGCGGTTACATAGATAGATGTCCCACGACCCAAGACTGGATCGTCATAGACCTTTTTAAAGGATGAGCCGGCCAGACCCAATCCAAACAACATGCGTTCATGTTCAGGACGGTATTCGGGCATTTTTTCGACAATCCTGAAGTTCATGTCGGCCTCAACCCGGGAAGCGGCTTCTTTCTCTTCTTTTGTAGGTTCTCCGTAGATCTCGCTCTTTACAGGGCCAGCAGCAGGGAAAGACTCCATGATGGATTCAGCTTGGAACCTGATGGCGGCTTCTGTCAGAACTGTGGAAAATACTCCACAAGCACCGTTCCACGGTTCTGTTCTTTCTTCATACTTAAGACCTAAGACTTCCAAGCCTTTGACGTACGTCTCAATCCAATCTGCCCTTGAGTTCATGTCGGCTTCTACCAATGCCACAAGTTCAGACCCAATGGACTGCAGGACTCTCTCATCCAAAACTTCGGCAAGGTTTTCCCCAAAATCACCAAAATCTTGGCCGGGAGTTAGCTCTATTTCCATGCCGCCAGCTTCAATGTGGACTGCGTCAGGATTTTCAATTTCTATTTCTAAATCCGGGCCTTCATCGTTTAAACCTTGAGGCGCTGCGTATAAACTTTTATCAATACTCATCAGTAATACTCCATTTTTTGTCTGTAGAAGGGTTCATCTTCTTCATCTGAATCGATGCTTATGAACCCGCCCTGTCTAAAACGCAGCAAAGCCTGTGAACTTGAGTCTACTAAGTCATCATGATCGCCATTAGGGAAAGAGGCCATTTCTTCCATGACCTCATCTGCCCATCTTGTGTCAGGACACCAAACGACTCCGGAGGCAAACAGATCGGAGATTGCGTTTACACGTGCTATCTTATCGCTTCCTTTGCTCGGTGTATACTCCGACAGAGGAATTCCCATTCTTCTCATCTCATAGATCAAAGGCGCACCTGCGGCTTTCTTTTCCACGATCAGCGTATCTGGATTCCACATCTTCCACAGCTCTAACGCCTTCTGTTTCAGTTCTGGAAACTCCATCCGCTTCTTTACTGCGTCCAACAGGATGATATTTGGCTTTGCATTGCCTTTATCATCGGGATGGTAGAACACACCCCACGTTGTACAGGCTGAGAAGTCAGACCGATTGGATTTTTCAAAGGCTGTATCCCAGCTTTGGATGAGATATTCACAAGAAGGCGGGTTATCGGACTCCCAAATCTTCCACATATCCCTTTTAATGATCGCACCTTCTTCAGATGTAGGGTTTTGTTGGTATTGGGCTTCCCATTTAGAGACTGGAAGCTCTGATTTAAGGGCTTCTAGGGCTTCTTTTGACCAAAATCCGGGCCATAATGGGGTTCCGGATGGCAAAATAGCCGGAAAATCAATGATTTCCCACTGATCTACACCATCTTTTCCTGCGTTTTTTAGTATTTGACCGGTTAAATCCCGCTTTGACCACCGAGTCATCACAATAATGATGGCTCCTCCGGGCTGTAAACGCTGCCGAGGGCCTGATGTGTACCACTCATATACCGAATCAAACACCGCAGGGTTACCTTGCTTGGCTTCCTGCTCTGAATGCGGATCATCAATGATCAGTAGGTCAGCACCCTTACCTGTAACAGCGCCGCCAACCCCGATAGCAAAATAATCCCCACCCATATGAGTATTCCAACGTCCAGCCGCTTTGCTATCCGTTGATAGTTTTGTATTAAATACTTTCCCATATACATCCGATTGAACTAAATTCCTAACTTTACGGCCAAAGCCTGTGGCTAATTCTGCGGTGTGAGCAGTCTGAATAATCTTCTTCTCCGGAAACTTACCCAAAAACCACGCAGGCAAAAGAAAAGAAGCAAACTCCGACTTGGTATGTCTAGGCGGCATATTAATGATCAATCTCTTTAAAGACCCATTAGCTACCCTCTCAAACGCATCCGCCATGATCTGATGATGTTTACCCGATATAAATACAGGCCACATCTGGGAAGCAAAGAAAATAAAACTTTCTCTGCATCTCTCTATCCTATCGTTCTCTAACAACGCCCGTATGGCATTCTGCTTATTCTTGTCTACCTTATCAACAAGATCTAAATATCCTTCAATTTCAGTTCTAGTCAATAAACTCATAGCTTACCAATCTGCATCGCAGAACTATCAATCAACCTGATCGATTTAAACTTATAAGGCTTAACCCTAAGATATCCTTCTTCTTCTAACTTATGGACTATCCGGTGTATGTTTGACTTTGACTTCAAACCAACACCCTTAGCAATAACTTCATATGAAGGCGCTTCCCCGTGTAAACGGGTATACGTTTTTATAAAGTCAAAAATAAGCTGCTGCGTTTCAGTCATGTTTCTAGTTTAAACGATAGTGCGAACGTTCGCAAGTGTTATTTTTATTTATATATACCCCCCGGGGTAACACAAAAGTATTTGATGGGGGGGGTGAGAACGTTCTGATGAGGTAGAGCTATGTTTTGTTTGTGTGGATTAGAGCGTAGATGGTAGAAGGGACTCCAATGCCAAAGGAGGTCTCCCCCACTAGGGTGGGTTGCCCCGCCCAGCCCGTTTACACATGCACGTTTAAACCGCCTTAGCCTCTGTGACCGTAGAGGCATCACGCTTGTTGAGTGGTCGCACGTTGTTAAGCAATTTGAGGTGAGCCGACAGTTCACGCTTAAGTTGGTCTGGAGTCTGCGTCTTGTCTTTGCTACTGTCGGTCTCTTTGAACATGCCGATCGAGCGAGCCAATAGTTCGAGTGCTTTTAATCGACTGCCCTCTTGTCGAGCTTCTTTGCTTAGTGCCAAAAACTCTTTGAGCACAAACCGTCTCATGCCCTCGACACTCTCACTCAAGTGCTCGATGTTCTCATCGTTGCCCTCATTCACCAATTTGGCGATGCGTGGATCCTTTGAAAGCTTTGATGCGTTGGCTACGGTGCAGGCATCGTTTGCTTTGCTATTAGGATACGCTACCCTGTAGGATCCTTTGAGTGTGTTACCTTTGATTAGTTCATTGGCGAATGTGATCTGACTTTGAGTGAGTTCTCTTTTAGTGAACTTTCTTGTCTTACCCTCTTGGACAACTGCGGTCTGTTCGCTTTCAGCGAGTCCCCCCGTCTCCAATACTTGATCGTTTTGCTCAAGCTTTGCCAACCTGTCCAAGTACTCATCGTTTGAATGCATGCTCATACTAATAACCCCTATGTTTAAACAGTCAATCCCGCTGATCAACTCCAATTAGATGTTAACACGTTATCCACACCCTGTGAATATCTTTAAAGTTATCCACAGCTTGTTATCAACAGGATATACATACAGTAATTGCTTATCCACACCTTATCCACACCTTTCACCCAGCTTTATACACATATAACTAATAAGCATTCGATTTGATGGTATGGTGTAATCTTATAGTACACAAAAATAGCATGTAATACTTTTGTTTCTTAAAACGCTTAAAACGGCCTAGGATCGCTCAAAAATATTTTCTAAGGGGTAAGGTACTACTGACCCTAAAAAACGTTTGTAGGCCGTTTAAATGCGTCCGAATAACTTAACATAATGACCGTTGGCACACTACATGCTTACATGCAAAAAGTAATACTTAGATACACAAACGCATTTTGCCTACAGTACTAATATAAATGCACTTGCCCAAAAATATTTTCATTACAATGTTGTAATTAATGCAAATAGTAGTTGCACTATGTCAACCGATAGTGATATCATTGCGTTAA